GTCAAGCGTCCTGTAGAGCGCAAGCCAGAATCTCCCAAAAAGGAAGAAAATCCCGCATGGTGGGATACGCCTCAGCGCAACTACAATCCTTATGCGAATACGGCATCCTCTTCTGCTCCTAAGAACGTCAGCGCAAGGGTTCAGTTGGAAGAGGCGGGCAAGGAGTTGGCAAGAAATTCCACCACCATGCAACAGTCTGTCCCTTCTGATAAAGGGCCTGTTATCATTCCTAAGACGGAGACTCGTCCTAGCGTCACAAACCGCAATCAAACGAATCAGTCTAACCTGAACGCCAACGTGAAAATTGAGGTAAGAGATCCTTCCGAGATCGGCCCTGCGCTCAAGAGCCTTGAAACAGCGTACCCTGATGCGCAGATTAACACTCCAGGAACCTATGGACCAAGCGTAGGATAGCATGATAGCAGACAACTATGAAGCCACTACCGTCTTCACCAACGAAGACACCGGGATTGTAAGACAAGGCTCTATGGTGGCTGGCGTTTCTGTGTCTGTAAAAGAGGCGGAAAGTCACAGCTTCACCTCTCAAATGACCGATATACCCTTGGAATCAGGGGCGGTCGTGTCAGATCACGTTATCCTGCAGCCTGAACAGTTGTCCGTGTCCATTGCGATGACCAATACTAGTGAAAACGGTGATAACTTTTCAGCTTTCGACCAATTCTACGAAATGTTGAACAGCCGCGAGCCTGTAGAAGTTATCACCGAACACTGGATCTACACTAATATGGTGTTGATTTCGTTCACGCCTAACCACACGGCACCATTCAGACAAGCGTACACCGCTGAATGCGTCTTCAAGAAAGCCAACATGGTCACGTTGAACGTAGTCGGAAAGTCTCCTACCAAGTTAAAAGGCGGAGCAAAGAAGACTGGAAGCGGCACAGTCAACGCCGGAACAGTGGAATCAGGCAACGCAAGCGACGCCGATAAGTCACAAGCCGCTGTTTGGTACGATACGATCAAGAAGGGGTAGCGGATGCCTGTAATCGAACTGCCTTTGACCTCAGACGGCGAAAGAAAGTTCACAACTGAAATTGCAGGGGTGAGCTACCTCTTTCGTACTACTTACGTGATGGGTCAGCAGAATCATTGGGTTTTGGACATATTTGACGAAAATGAGAACCCGTTGGCTTACGGAATCAACATTGTGACGGGATCTCTCAACCTGCTCAAGGGCTACGGGAATGTGTTTGATGAAATTCACCTGTTAGCCGTTCCCATTTACAACGAGGATCCCTACGCCCCTGAAGCGTTGGGTACGGTCCTGAAGGTTCTTTGGTACACAGAAGGTGAGGATTTTCCTTACAACCTTGGGGATCCCTTGCTTGACATTGATCTCCTATTAAACCTCTTCGAGTAATCTAATGGCTGACAGCGAAAACAGACCTTGGCTACGTAAAGTTCTTGTTACGTTAGGGCCTCTCGCTGAATGGCAAAACAAATCAGCGGGATCCACTGTTCAGTTTGCTAGTGACGGCACAATGAACGGCCTTCGCGTATCCGCTAATATACAGAAGACCCTAATGGGACTTCCTTCTCCTTCTACCATCAAGGTGTACAACCTTTCGGATGACACAAGGAACGCAGTAAAGAAAGGGCTAACCAAGCTGACACTACAAGCTGGTTGGGAAAACACCAACATGGCGACCATCTACAAAGGCTCTATAATGAACGTCCAAAGTGAACGAGCAGGAGCGGACATAATCACGTCGTTCCTTGTTCTTCCTGGATTTGGAGCCTTGGCTATGGGAGCTTCTAGCGTTACTTTTGGCCCTGGAACGTCTATTTCAGCCGCCGCTGGTCAGCTTGGCAAGGATCTCCCCGGAATTACAGTGAACCCTGAGAGCTTCCAAGGCGTAGAGGGGAACATTGGAGGAAAGGGCTGGAGCTACGCGGGATCTACCAAAGACGGTCTTAATCGCTTGGCAGAGGAATACGGCTTCTCTTGGTCAGTGCAGGAAGGCACCCTCAAGTGCATGGGAGACAAGTTCATGCTCGGCTCCTCAGTGGAGCTCAACGGAGACAATGGCGGTCTGATTAACATCTCCCCAATCCTATCAGGGCCTCTTCAGTGGACTACCGGGGTGAAGATCAAGGCGTTGTACGTGCCGGGTATCACAGTAGGCTCCTCTGTGAAGGTGTCCAGCAAGCTGAACAAAAGCCTCTCGGGAACGTATCGTGTTCATACCATTGGAATTGACTTGGATACGTACTCCTCCAACTGGACGATGGACATTGAAAGCTACAAGCTAGGCGTTAAGGTGAAGTGATGGCTGACTACTCAAAGACCTCTCCCAACGAGTCCCAGCGTCTGGTTATTCAGCGCATGTTGGATTCCATGGACATAGCCAAACCTTGCATCATCAAAGAGGTCAAGCCGGGCCCTCCATTGAAGGTCACGGTTCAGCCCACTGAACGCATGAAGATCACCATTGGACAAGAGACCAAGTACATGGCTCTTCCTGAGATCAACGACGTTCCTGTCATTCTTCCTTGCGCTCAAACTGCTGGATTCCTTCTCACACTGCCCTTGAAGCCGGGAGACACGGGTCTGCTCATAGTGGCTGATAAGGACATAACGAATTTCGTTGCTTCTGGGAACATTAACAATCCTCCTGTTGGCTCTGACCCTGAAGTGTCCAATGTAAGGAAGAGGTCACTCACTGATGTAATCTTCATTCCCGGTCTGTCCAGTGATCAGGTTGCTATTCAAAGTTACAGCACTGAGAACATTGAGCTAAGGGACTTGACCCGCACGTCCTACATCAGCTTAGGGCCTGATGGTATCACGATGACAGACGGACAGGCGGTCTATTCGATGAAAGGTGGATCCGTAACAACTACGGCTCCGGGTACAGTTGCCACCCAAGCCGATGGAGCAATATCCATGAACACAAGCTCCACCTGCACCATTTCAAGCTCCAACATGGAGCTCAGCGGATCGGGCAACACGATTCAGGGCAACATTACTCAGCGGGACGGCACGTTCACTGACGGCAACGGCAAAAACTCGTCCTCTCACAGACACACTGGCGTTGAATCTGGCGCTGATACGTCAGGGCCTGTCGCATAAGGATCGCTATATGTCATGGGACTTCCGACTTAATGAAAATTGGGATCTATCGCCTGGCGAAGTGACCGGGTCTGATGAAGTCATGCAAAGGCTTAAGCTGAGGCTTCTTCGCGAGTTGGGAGAATGGTTCTTAGACACAACAGCGGGACTCCCTTGGTATCAGGATGGTCATGGCATGCTGGGAGCCAAAATGTCCCAGCAGAACAACGTTCTCTTGCTCATTCGCCGTTGCGTTATGGGCACGGAAGGCGTAAAGGCCATTGAAAAGCTCACCACCAGATACATACTGGGCAACAGAACCTTCTCTGTATACATCAGGGTGATCCTTACAGATCGCACTGTGAGAGAGCTTACTTTGCCCGTCACCGCTTCAACCTTTGCAGCGTAGGATCAATTATGGCTAACTTTGAATACGGAATGCTTTCCCAAGGGTTCGTTCCTAAGCGTCTTGTTGACATCAACAATGACATGCTGGAACGAGTTGAGGCCATTCAAGACCCGAAGACAGGTGAGTTCCCTTTCGCCAATGCGTCTGGTGATACAATTCTTACTCAACTTGTAGGCATCTTTTCCAACGCTCTGTCTGAGTGCTGGGAAGCGGCCTATGACGCCAGCATACAATTCAACCCGTTGTACAATACCGGGGCAGGTCAGAGCGGCACTGTTCAGTTGAACGGTATCGTGCGCAAGCCGGGAAGCGAAACGATTATCATTTGCACCTGCTCTGGTGCTGCTGGAACGCTAATTACTCAAGGTTCACTCATTGGAGACCGACAGGGCACGAACAGCTATCAGGCTATGGCTAATTATATCATTGGAACCAACGGAACCGTTGAAGGCCGCTTCCAATGCACGACAAAGGGTGCGATTGACCCTGCTGTTGGTTCTATCAATACGATACAAACCGCTACGGCGGGATGGTACAGCGTATCAAACACGTCCACCAGTTCAGTCGGTACGCCTGAGGAAACTGACGATGAGCTCAGGAAGCGTCAGCAGTTGTCCACCAGCCTTACCAGCTATCGTCAGATTGAGGCCATTTACTCGGCAATCATTGCCGTAGACGGCGTTACCTACTGCCGGGTCTACCAGAATGCTTTGACCAATCCTGAGGACTCCAGAGGAATTCCTTACAAGGAAATTTCCCCGGTGGTAGTGGGAGGAGAACCAGAGGACATTGCCAACGCCATGTTCTTGCGCATGCCCGTAACGATTCAAGGTTACGGCAACACCCTTGTGACTTTGAGGGACAGACAGAACCAGCCTTACAACATCAGGTTCATGCGCCCTACAATGGTTCCCATTTTCGTGGATATAACCATCCGTGTCACCGATTCTGCAGTCTTCCCAAGCAACTACGCCGAATTGATCAAGCAGAGCATTGTTGATTACTCTGTTTATGACATCATGGCAAATACAGGCTTCCCTCCCGGCGAGCCTGTTATCAGAACAAGGCTCTTTACACCTATTAACGATGCGTGCAACGGCTTCTCGATCGTGAACATGACCATTGGAACGTCAGCAGAAGCTCAAGGCAAGGTGGACATTCCAATCGATTGGAACGAGGCGTCCGAATTCACGGTTGATAATATCACCGTAACCTTGGTGGACTAGCATATGGCTGCAACTGAAAAGCTAAACGTAGACTTCTCCAAGGAGCGAATCGACCTTGTAACGCAGGGGACTGGACTGGCATTGTCTCAGTTCAGTAACTCTTGCATGCTAGGTCAGTTCTTCGCGGCCTTCCTTGAAGAGTCTCAAGAACTGTTCGACAGTATCCTTGCGATGGAAGAAGGTCGCACGTTGTATGCCGCTAAGGGAAGTAACCTTGATGCCTTGGGTCGCATAGTAGGGGAGCCAAGAACGGCTTTTCAGTACAGTGACCTTAGCTACATGTGGGCTGACAGAAGTGCACAAGGCGTAGACAAGATTGAAGTTTGGGTCACGAATTCGACCTTGTCTAGCAAGGTAATTCCCAACGACGCCATGTACCGACTTCGTATCCTTGGGAAGATCCTTAAAAACTTCACTATGGCGGCGTCAGTTCCTGAACTGTTGAACCTGATCTCTAACCTGTACGGTTATGACGTTAGCTTCATAAAGAAAGGCCCATTCACTATTGACTTAATGGTTCCGGGAACGATCAGTACGACGGTGTATTCTGCACTCACTCGGTTCTTTGATGACCTCATGGTGGAGCGCAACTGTTACGTCAGCTATCCAGCCACCTTGTCTATTAAAGATGTGATATTTGCTCCCAAGAACTACTTCTGCGCTGACCGTATGGGAGGTCAGCAATGCGATGCAGGTAGGACTGGCATTGTTACCCACAAACTTATCCCGGGGAATTAAAGATGGCAAACCAAGACAGAGTCAATTTTATTTGGGCGGATACCGCGCTCACAACCATCCCACCTATTCCGGTATCCGAGGTCGCGTATAGAGACACTACGCAGACCCCTGAACAAATGGAGGTTGGTCAGCAGTACGACACCATTTATAACTCGGCACGTCACAACCAGTTGCTATTTCTTATTACCTCCGTCGCAAAGACCTTGTGTGAGAACGGCATAATGCCTTTCCTTGCGGGTCAGGAATACGCGCAATACGCTCGTTGCATTTTTACCGACGGAAAAGTATACTACGCTTCTAGAGCGATTGAGGCTAACGAGTCCCCGTATCCTACCCCAAAAGATGAATCCAATGTTTGGTTTCGTGAAAATAGCGGCGGCGGCGGCGTTTCAGCAGGCGCTGTAGTGCCTTACCACAAAGTGACGCTTGGAGGCCCTGAAAACAGAAATCCCGTTTTTTGGGGACAAGACGAATTTGACCCTACTTGGCTCCTATGTGACGGAGGAAGTGACGGTAGGGGAGGAACTGTTCCCAATCTGAGCGAAAGGTTTGTCTTAGGTACAACTAATATAAGTGACATTGGCAACACAGGAGGAGGATATTCTGGTAGCGTTACAGGAACAATTTCTTCTACTATAGCTGGTGGTACGGTTAGCGCGTCCACGACTGTTGCAACCAACTCAGGCACTACTACAGCTACTGGCACAAACTCAACAACTCAAATAGAAGCGCCAACAACGTCAACGACAACGTCAGGAACTGTGGGTTTTACTACCCTAAGTATTGCAACTATTCCAAGTCATAACCACGAATTTCGCTACGTTTTAGGTTCTCAGGGTGGAACCAACCACTACGCAGTTGCGCTAGAATCTGAAGGTTCTTGGAACGGTTCTTTCATAAATTACACTGGAGGAAACGGTGCACATTCGCATTCTTTAGCAATGAACGCGCATAATCATTACATCGCTACTCCTAATGGCCACACTCACACGTTCACAGGCGCGCCTCACAACCATGCAATTCCATCTTTAACTGTAAACGCTCCCACGTTTACTGGAACAGCGCACACTCATACGTTTACTGGCTCGTCTACTGTCACCGCCCCTCCATATTACGCTCTTTGCTATTTCATCAAACTTCCTGAATAGGAGCTCTACAATGCAAAGACTTATGATTGATTTTTTATCAAAGCGCATCATGTCCGACAAAACTACAGTAGCTATTACTGATGCGTACGAATTTAAGCCGTTGTTTATTGATGGGCATAAGGTTTCCGTTGTTCAATGCTACGGTGATCGCGGGGAAGTTGAGTTTGAAGATAAAACACACGCAAATTTGAACGTAGACTCTGAGTTTATTTCCAACGAACTTTCTTGCTACAAAACTTTGTTTGATACGGTTTATGCGGAAATATCGTCTCGTCAGAAAGCCAATGAAGCAAAGCCAGAAGACTTGGTGAGAGCAGAAAGAAATAAGCTTCTTTTCCAAACGGACTACCTGATGCTTTCAGATTTTCCTATCAGTGAATCCGAAAAGGAAGAAGTCATTGCTTATCGTCAGGCTCTTCGCGATATCACTGAACAGCCGGGGTTCCCTTGGTCTGGAGTGGTGGACAGCCCTGAAGTCCCGTGGCCCGATAAGCCCTCTTTCCTTCAGCCTGAAGACGAAATAACGGTTCCTGAACTGTAAAAACAAAAGCCCCCTGCCGAGTGTTACCTTGGCAGGGGGCTTTTGTTTTATAAGCTGTACATCACAAACTGGTTGATGATTTCAGCGCGGATGATCATCCTGTAAGGCTTCTCATCACCGCCGACACCTCTGATATAAATAGTTTCTTCATCAAGGAGCGACATCTCATTGACCGCCAGATCAATCTGAGGCGGATTGTGATCCTTGAGGACAAGCGTGACGATAATGCTTTCCTTTTTGTTAGAAGCCGAGTTGAATTCATCCACGATGAAAGGAGCGATAAAAGACATATTAACCTCCAATTACGATACCAGTAACATAACCAAACAACCAAGTTACCACAGCCACACTTATCACTGTTTGTTCACTGACGCAATTACCTCGCTTGTCAGCGAAGAACAGTGTGACAAGTCCAATCAGGACAACCAGAATAGGAAGCAAGTGACTCATATGCACACGCCTATCCCTATTCCTATCAAGAGACCAACTCCAAAAAACAGAGCGGCAAAGGCCGCAAGTGCGATCTTTACAGAGTGGATGTCTCTCTTCGTAATCTGCTCTTCCATTAGTCTGCCTCCGCCCAGTTTTTCGCCTCATGGCAATCTACAATCAACGGAACCCTCAACGTAACGCATTCTTCAAGCACCCGCTTGAGTTCCTTGAGGGCTTCTTTGCCCATTTTCGTTGGAGGTACGGACACGTCAATTTCGTCGTGTACGGTAATGTGAGGGGGAAGCACTTCAAATAGCCCTGCCTCGTACGCATCCACCATACCTTTCTTCATGATATCCGCCGCCGTCCCCTGAATCAACCTGTTATACAACGAGTGCAATTTGCGGGAGGGATGCACTCTTGCCCTCCTGCCAAGCAACGTGAATATGTACCCTGCTTGGGTAGCCTTTTCCACAACGCGCTTGCGTGTCTGCTTCAGGAAGGGAACCTCCTTGTGGTACGCCTCCATGAACATGACCGCCTCTTCCTTTGACCAATAGAACTTGCGGGAGGCCGCTTCCGCGCCCATGCCGTATGACGCGCCGAAGTTGAGTCGCTTGGCTGTACGCCTGTCGAACCCAGTGAGATCCTGAATGTGCTGATGGTAGTCCGTCTTCGGGTTGTCCCTGTACGTCTGCCTCAGCTCTTCGCTTCCAGGTCCAATCGCGTAATGCGCGCCTATTCGGTACTCAACCTGACTTTGATCGAGTTTAGCCCACGTGTACCCTTCCTCCGGAATGAACAGCTTGCGCAGGATTTGCCCTTCCAACAGTTCGTCCCCGCCTGAAAACAAGTCGTCTTCCTGTGCTGAAACCTGTTGCAGGTTGGGTTTCGCGCTTGAAAAGCGTCCCGACACAGCTCCGTATCCGTCGCTCTTGAGCGGATGGAACTGGCAATGCAGTCTGTCCCCTACGACGAAATCGTAGTACGGAATGAGGAACATGTTGGTGAGCGTGTTGTAATGCCGCCATAGCAAGATGGTCTTCAGCTTAGGATCAATCCCGGCCATGACCATACGCGTGATGGCATCCTTGTCCAGATTGGGGTTGCCCTCCTTGCCTTTCATCTTCATGAATTCAGTTGGAGGATTGCGTGGGTACTCAATGCCCTTTCTGTCCAGCACCTTGGCAAGCTGAGTTGACGATCCAATATCGAACTCCCCGCCAGCCCATTCATAAAGGTCTGTTTGAAGTTCGTACATTTTGTCCACCACAGCCAAGGAAGTCTTCTTTAGCCGAGGCATGTCCAGCCTGACCCCTTGCTTGCGCATTTGAATCAGCAACGGTATGAGGCGGCACTCTATGCTATACACCTCATCAAGACCCTGCCTAGAGATGACCTCCCGTTGCTTCTCGATGATTCGCATGGGCAGCATGCCGTCCAGCTCGGCATACCGGGCTACAGCTTGCGCTGGCATCCTCCAAATGTGTTCACGAGCGTCCTTGAACTTCCAGCCTTGTTTGGCGCAATACATATCCAACAGGTCTGAAGCCTTCTCTTCGCACCCATAGATTTTAGCCAAGGCGGACAAACTGTAGGACTGACGGTATTCGTCAATCAACGGCTCAGCATATTGGATATCTTCAAACGGCCCTTTGACTTCAATACCCATGTTGTTAACGAGCCAGTCAAGATCGTATACGATGTTGGCTCCAACCTTGCGCGTGGGTTTGGCAAGGATGTCCTTGATTATGCGCAGGTTGCGCTCCTTGCGTTCAGGAGTGGTATCAGGATGCGCAATGTCCAAATAGACTGCCTTTTCCTTTGTTGCCAGCGAAACGCCAACAACGTACCCGTCCTTACGAAAGACTCCCGGCCCTTTTGATCTAAGGTGAGGGTCTTTCGTTTCAGTATCTACGCCTATTTCAGTGGCGGAACTCAGCCAATCAAAACTCATTATTCCGCTCCTTTACCCTTTTAGTTCTTTCCCTCTTTGAGGCCTCATGTGCAAGAATCTTGCACTCGTCAGAGCAATACTTAAACCTTGCATCGCCCTTAAAAGGCTGTCCGCACTGCTTGCAATAGATCACGCGGGGCTCAGACCGTTGCGCCGCTATCTTGCACGCATGGCAGCAGTAGCGTTGCCAAGGTACAGAAGGAACGAACGTGTTATCGCAGTCGGGGTTGGCGCACGACCTGCGCTCTTTTTCCCTTTCCTTTTGCTCCTTTTTGATCTTAGCGGCAAGGCTGGAATTGCATATGGCACATACAACGGTCTTCGTAGCGTTACCCACAAGCACATTGCGCCCGCAGATCGTGCATGCAAGAACCTTCATAGCGTCTCCTGGATTTTTACCATGCGCAGGAACGTCGCTTTGGGAGGCGAAAATTCCTTTCGTGGCCTTTGCCCTATGCCAAAAGTGCGTCCTGCAAAACGGCATTCCTGCGCATTTTAAGAGTTTGTCTGTTATTTCAGTAGGTTACTTAGAGCACGCTTCGGTCAGACTCAGGACTTCGATGAGAGGCCAATGGCCCTTGTAGTCCGTCTTATAGGGCTTGTCGTAGATGACCTTGCGTACTCCAAGGTGGTTGAGAAGTTTCAGGCACGCATCGCATGGCCCATGCGTCACGTACACTACAGCGTTGCTCCAGTCTGAGAATCCGTTCTGGAGAGCCTTTATGCAAGCCCTCATTTCAGCGTGAACGGAGTAGCAACCGTCGCTGTAGAACACTTCCTTCTTGTCCCTTGCGCATTCAGTGCAAGCGTTACCGTCACGGTCTCCGTAGCCTGTTGCAATTATAGAATCATTGCAAACGATGACCGCTCCGCACTTCTTCTTAAGGCACCGGGACTGCTTGGAGGCCTCCCACGCCACGTTCATAAAGCCTCTGTGCCTCTTCCAATCGTATACGCCAACAAAGCGATTCACGAACGACAAGACAGACCATCGCTGTGTAAGTGCTTGGGGACACGATTTCAATTCCTGTGTAATTCCGATGTTGTCTTCTGCAGTGCACTTCTTTTCGCACTCCCTGAACTTGTCAAACGCCCATTCATAGAAGTGCAAATTGAGTGCCTGATGTATATGGTATCCAAGTTTAATTTCAGGATACGTCCTTTGAAGCACCATAAGAGCAGCAAGATGCACGACCCTGAAGAAGGGAAGGTCATACGGCAGACCGTACCAAAGATCATTGGAGCGCATGATAACTTGCATGTGGAGCTTGCCGTTTTGAATGTACAAATTGATGAACATAGTGCAAGGATTGTCGTTGCTGATGTAAGCATGTTCCTTGGAGTACATAGTCATCACGGCCTTTTTGGATTCCGGATTGTTGCGCAAGCAACTGATTGCGTGATCAAACTGCGTATAGCCGTGAGCATTCTCATCATGGAAAAGCAAGAACCCGTAGTTGCTGTTTATGGTTTTTCCATCGTCAGAGCACTTGTTCCAAAACTTGCTCATAGCGACGGCGTCGCTCAACTTAAGCGAGCCGCTTGCGTAAAAAGCCAGTTCCTTCTCAAGGTATTCCTGAGAAGGGAACCTTCCGAAGCAATACGGTGAAGCTTCAGGATCAAGCACCAGCGTCACATTGCGCATTTCGTAGAGCCCCTGACCCTTTCGGTTAACAGTGTGGCGACCGTGCTTATGAACGTAGTAAAAGAGATCCAAGAAGTTTACGCACTGCTCTTTCTTAACTTCAAAGATAGTGAACAAGGGATGTTCATCAGTTCCAAGTCGAAGGGTATCCATACGTGTTTTCCTTTAATTTTAAGGTTAATCTGTTCTTTGCTCTTGTTACTCCTACGTAATACGCCCTAAGTTCTGAGTTCATAAACGAAACCCAAGTTCGGTACGTCTTGTAGGAGAAGTCTAGAGCCAACACAACATGGGAGCTTTCGGCTCCCTTCGCCGCATGAATTGTACTGAGCGTAACATTCGGCTCCTTTTCAAAGTTCTCCTTTGATCTAAGAAGCCTACGAATGAACCCTGCCTCTTCCTGATTGGCATAAACAACGAACCATGGAGAGCTAGGGCAATCCAGTGTAAGAAAGAAGTCCTTGTACAGTTCAAGCAGTCGTTTGGCCTTTTCGTACCCTTTTTCTCTCTTTCTTACTTGCTCGTACAGGGTTATGGCGCGAAGAGACTTAGGATTAACAGCGGGCTTTATCGCATTCTTTTCTACCTTGGAGTAGTTAACTCCTATAAGCCGCAACCACTTTTCAGCCCTATTGAGTTCCGCATGAGTTCTTGCAAGAACCAATGTAGGAGTGTTGGGCTCAAAAGATACGTTAGCCCAATTGGTAGCTGAATCTAACACGCCCTCCTCGTCACGAGGATTGAATATCTTTTTGGAGCTTCCAGCTATTCTAGAAGATATCTCCATTGCAAAATGATGAACGGCCTTTGGAAGCCTGTGGCTCTGATCAAGAACCTTGTAAGACGGAACATCAATGAACCGTTGAACGTCGGCTCCTGCCCACTCGTAGACCCCTTGGTCATCGTCACCTGCGAGATATATTTTGGACGCATTGCTGAACAGCTTTAGCATCACCTCCCATTGAAGCATGGTCAAGTCCTGCGCCTCGTCTATGAAAACCACGTCCACGGGCAATGGATCTTGAGTTAAATAACTCTGATACAATATGTCCGTGAAGTCCATCAACCCATTCTTTTTCTTGTAGAGAAGATAGTTCTTTTCCACAAAACGAAGCATTTTTGAATTGGAGTCTTTGATGAATACTTCAAACACATCAGGATTGGTAAGACGAAGTTGGCATGCCACAATGCAACGTGCAGTTTCTGAATGTGGAACCCCTGTTGCATACAGGTCTGACATAACCAGAGGCAAACCCAAAGCGTGGGCAAGTTCCCTATAATGCTCGCTTCCCATTACCTGATCCCTTGTGAGACCAAGCTGGTGATAACAAATGGAGTGCATGGTTTTAAAGTAAGGAACGTCCTCCTTCTTTAAGTTGAACCTTTTGAGTGCCCGATCTACGCCCTCGTACGCACCCTTCCTTGTGAAGGATACAAAGGCTATCCTTTCGGGAGGTGTATGCTTGAGTTCTTCTTCTAGCGTATCGAGCAGGAAGGTTGTCTTGCCTGTTCCTGGAGGCCCAATGATCTTGTACAAGTTCATTAGAAATCTCCCTGTTCCTGTTCAAACTTTAGGGCTGGGACGGTTTCATCGTCTTCTACGTCTTCGCGTTGCAACGCCATGCGGCGCAGTTTTTCCGCCGCCGTAAGTGGACGGCCTCCCTGAGGGGACGCTGAAGGACGTTTTTCCTGCTGGGTAGGAGCAGGGGTAGCCGCCGGGGAAGTGCCCTCAAAATCGCAGGGAGCCTCCTCCAACGCTTGCTGGTGTATAGCCCAAACCCTAAACGCCTTCTTGGTGAGCGGGTTATAGAGCTTTGTGGCGTATGCCCCATAGTTTTTCAGTTGCTGATGCAGTCTGTTCGTCCCGCCTATCTTGTAGCGTTTGATGTACTCCAAGAACCCCATGAAATCAGTGGGACGGAAGCAGTAACCCAAGTCATCATCGAAGTAAGCCTGACCCATTAAAACCTGACCCGGAGCCTGAGCAAGCTGGCGTTCCATGAGGAACTCCCTCAGATGTTGCTTAAGGATCTCGGTTTCGGACAACATTTCGTCCCCATTGTCTAGCTTCACTATTTCAATGTTGGAAAGGGCTTTGTTGAGGATTTCAATCCATATAGACTCCTTAAGCCGATTCGGGCATCTATGGAGGTACCTGACGCAGTAGTCTGCGAATCTGTCCTGTTTACGCAATTCAGCTTCAGAATAAAACGTCATGTCCTGCCCATTGATCTTCCATACGTAATACGGTGGATCCGATTCAACCTGACGCAAACCCTCAAATGAGAAGTCGCTCACGTAGGTTGAGCTTTTGCCGAACTTGCGTTTGGCGCAGACTGCCTTATTGCAGAAGTCAGCCAGCCAAGGTTCATCACACTGGTAACTGTAGTCACCGTTGATGAAGGAATGAAGAACAGTGCGTTCCAACTCCAATTCATCCATAGGCGTAGCCAGTGAGTTGTTTACGGCCTTGAGCCGTTCCTCATAGTCATCAGGGTTCCTGCTCTTCAGATAGACGCAAGTGTTGAACAGAAACTTGTTTCGGTTATGGTTCTCTTCCGTCACCAGACCCGACAGGTAGAGCCGTTGAAGGCAAGGCGGAGCCTCTGCAAAGGGCATACGAGTAAGTGCGTCCTTGAGTGCGCCCACAGAAGTCCTTCGGCTCCATGCGAGCTCCATTGCCTCTTCAAACCCAAGGGGATTTCCCTCATCGTCGTAGGCGTAGCGTGTCGTGTTGTAGGCATCAAAGTACGGAAGGTTGATCCAGTTGCCTATGGCTTCCGTAGACGCTTGCTTTGGAAAGATCTCAGTATCCTTTGGGAGACCCAACAGAGATACAGTTCTTTCCAGTTGCTGTATTACAGCCCTTGCTTCTGTCTCCTTAGCGAAGAAAATAAAGGCATGCGCTCCTCCACTCTTGCTCTTGAACACCGTAAAGGGCAAGCTATACTTGGCAAAGAAGAAGCAAAACCGACGGGGATCCAAGGGGTATACGTCTATGTCGATAGCCGCGAACCATACCTTGTTGTCCCCCGTCAGCGGAACTATCCCAATGGACTTTGTTCCTTTGATATGCTCCTCGTAAACCTCGTCCGTGATTGCCGTCTTTTCAGTGTATGACGATCCCTTTCGCTTTTCACCTTCCACGTGTGGGGATTTGTCTGGCACGTGAACTCCGTAGCAAGAATCCCTTCCGGTGAAAAGCAGTTTGAATTGTGCCAGCGCGGACATAGAGCCTACCTAGGATTTTTGCAGTACGTATGGAAGTAGTCTTCCCACAAGCCGTTGAGATTGAGCCACGTGTAGAAGTTGGTTATCTGATTGACGATCCGTTCCTCAGCCGTTTCCAAGTCCAGCTTCATATTGATAGCCTTCAAGGACTTGATCTTCGTTGACCCCGCGTCTTCCCATACAGCCACGAGGAATTGGAAATAAGGTATCTCCCAGAACATGCCGTAGACCAGAGGTTGCCAAGACTCGGTATACTTACGTTCATCCTTGAAGTTGCCCGTGGTCTTTATATCGATGATCTTTCCGTACTGAAAATGATCCGAACCCTTGGGGAACAGAACGTCTGCTTTGCCAGCGGTCTTTACCTTGCCGTATCCCGGAACGTCATAAGTCCGTTCGCCCCATACTTGGAACTTGCCGTACATGCACCTGTCCACTACGATCTTGAACTCAGTGCTTCCCGGCAGTTCATGGTTCTTCCAGCCAAACTGCAAGCACCCTTCCACTCGCTTTTGAACCTGATCTTCAAAATTGAGACCCTTGGTGATCTCGGGAGTGGGCTTGAAAGGAGCCCTTTTGATCGTGCTGACCAGCCCTTCATACGCTCTGACCTTCCAGCTTTCGGGGCATCCGATATAGAAGTCAAACGAGTTCAGCAAAGTCGGAGCTATTTTTAATGTTGCCATATGGAGTTCCTTTGAACAGGTATAGGTTTTCTTTGTGTAGTACCATAAGGTAGTACGGAGCCTTTTGCTCAAGTGCTTCCAGCATGAAAGCTACCTGACCCGGTTGCCAAGTGAAATTAAGAAGGACGTCAGTGAACTTCGCCTGACGACAAACCTTAGCTTCAATGAAGATGACGCGAGAGCCCTTGTAGGCAACTATGTCCGGGAACCCGTTCTGCAACGTGTTCTCTACTCGATAATAGTTCCATCCCTTGGGTTCCAGTTTACGCTTAACGTAATGGTACACCGCGTCCTCTTTGGCATCAGGCTTCCCTCTCCACGCCAATACTGCGGCATAGAGAGGGAAGTTGAACACCTTCATTTCAATGAAGGACACAGCCATACTCTAGAACGCGGCTCCGCCGGGGGTAACGTCAATGGCTTCAGATGCGTCACCCGCTTCCAGCGCAGTGAAGTCAAGCCGCTGTTCGGGAGTGGGCAACGCCTTGCGTTCCTCAGTGACAAGCTGAAGCGTTTCCTTGCCGACGAACCCTGCGAACTCCACATGCAGACCAGCCCACGAGCCCTGATCGTTGCTCATGGGAACCGTGGTCAGCGTCCACTTCATGAAGTAGGGAAGAGCCTTGCGTCCGGTTCCCGGGATGAACGTGCTGGTCAGCAAGCGGTTCCACCTACGGGCTTCCTTCAGTTGCGTGGAGGACAAGCAGAGAAGGCAGATGCCGTCTTCGATGTAGTCCGGGAACACGATGTAGTAGGTGTACGTATCAACGAACTCGTTTCCTGTTCTGGAAATGAGCTTGTTCTTTTCGTTGCGGTGAAGCTCCCCAGTGGCCTCCATCTGAGCGACAATCTCAGGGGCATGCGCCTGAACGAAGCCACCGCGATTGGGCTTCCATTCGATAAAGTAACGGTCGAACCGTCCCACCACAACGTCAACCGGGGGCTCAATGACCCTGTTGTTGATGTTGTTCAGGAACATGCCTTCTTCCGCGCCGGGGATATGGTTGGGATCCGTGCGCTTGCACTGCGGGGACAGGCTCTGCAGAATGCGAATGAACGGGAACGCAACAACGTCAGCGGAAAGGCTTTCAAAGCCTCCCAGTCCGTCGTCGAAGAGATGGGAATAGTCCTCAGCCTGATTCTGCATGGTTTCCTTGGTCATGATTGCGTCTCCTTGTTTAGCCTATGATGAACTTTTCATAGTCGGTTTTGTTGAAAGCACCGCCAGCCTGAACAGCAAGGTAGTGAGGCCCTAGTTGTGTAAGGTGGTCGACCACGTCCTGGAAGTATTGGCTATGCCCTTCTTCCTCGACAATGATCTTTTTCAGAAGCTGAGCCGACACGTGGTCAATCTCGCTCAGTTTCTGAATGTACCCGTTGTACTTGAATACCGTGTCCCGCTCGAGATCAGCGTCGGTTGCGAAAACAACCATAGGCTCCTGATTGGTGTCCACGTTCTGAGCCGGGGCAACGATAGGAATGCCTCCGAGTTCACGAATACGCTCGCTGAGCATCTCAGCATGGCGCATTTCCGAAATGGCGATTTTCTTTACGGCCTTGGCAAACGTAGGGAACATGAGGTTGTCAAGGGCATAGTGGTGTTGCATGTACTGACCGATGGCGACAAGCTCCATCGATCTGGCCAGATTCAGAATGTCTATCGATTCCTGAGGGTTCAACGACATACTTGCTCCTTTTCGTTTAATAGGTTACGCAGTTCTTCTACATATTCCAACAAGCGCGCCACGTCGTCGTTAGCTATGGACAAGCCGCCGACGAACATGTCATAGTCTCCTACCCGCGACTGAATCTCTTCCAGTTCCTCGTCCGTCATCACTTGCTCCTTTTGATTGTAGTGTTGTAGTAGGTGAACGCGGATACGCACTTGGGAAGATCCTGCAGAGCAATATGGGAATCCCCGTCAAACGACGGGTTTTGCTCGTTAAGCAAACAAAGGTTCTTGATGTACGCCTTCAGGGTCATGGGATGAACGGTCTGCTTGATGTCCGGGTAGAGATCAAGGTTATCCACTAACAGCTCCTTGATCTTGCGCAGGATGCTGGCATCCATCTTGCCAAGCTCCATTTGCGTCTTGAGGATGTTGGATTCACCCCGTTCGTCAAGGAACTTAGCAAATGCCTCCATGTCCGTAATGGTAGGCGACACGTCCATCTTGACCTGCACCTTCTCTCCAGAAGGAAGTTTGATCTCGGACAAACCATTCTGCATGAGAAGGTTAGGAATAAGCTCTTTGGAGGTCTTGTAGAACGCGGCCTTGGCTTGCGAAAGCTGTTCTTCCAAGGAGTCTACCGTATCCTTCTGGTTCTTGTACAGCTCCACCAACGCCTTGAGCTTGGCAAGGGAATCCTGCTCGGGAGCCTGATTAGATACCTCGTCCAGCGTTTCCATCAAATAATCAAAGTCACCCATGATGCGTCTCCTTAGCGGTTAGTTGTTTAAGAATCCGAAAACGATCTCGGTAACGTGCATTCCTTCTTCCGTTACCCAGACGCCACCCTGCTCATCCCTCACTGCCAAGGGCATGACAATAAGGTTCTTACGGTCAATCCTGACTACGGCATGGTACTTGCCCTCCTTTGTGATGCGCTTGCTTGCCGAAGCCGAAGGCGGGAATGCCTTGATGAGTTGCTTGCGACTGCCGTCATGGTACAGCTTGAGACCTTCCGAGGAAGGAACAGCCCAAACATCAATCTCGGCATACAGCTTGTAAAGGGGATGTTCAGCGCACTGCTCCAGCACGAAGTCATGAAGTGAACCCTGCATGACGAAGACAGACTTCAAATAGTCCTCTTCCCACGCAACGGCGTAGTTGCCACAAAGGTAGGTTTCTTCAACCTGTGCTCCACTGGCGACGGCAGGAGTAGCGAAGAGCAGACCAGTCAACATGAGCGCGGGGATGTTCATATCAACTCCAGAATATCGTTAAGGTTGCTGGACATGAAGAAGTCGTTAAGGCTTCTCCCTTCCTTGTTGGACTGAAGAACCTTCTTCTCAAAGTTCACGTTGTACACAAGGTCGATATAGACCGCAGTCTTGTCGCTACCAATACGACTACTGCGTCCTTCCGCTTGCAATCGGTTCTCGGTATTGTAATCCCGAGAATACCAGATCTGCAATGCGGCTCCCTGAAGGTTGAGGCCGTAGCCAGCCACCGCCGGATTACAAACGATGCACTGAACACTTCCTTCCTTGAACTGAGATACTACTTCCCTACGTTCATCGTCTGGTACCGCACCATACAACATGGCACAAGAGACGTGCTTGCTGAGAGCCTCATGAAGCATGACGATCTCCTTGGTGAACACCGCGAAGACAAGGAACTGAGCGTCCCCTATCTCGTCCAGCATCTCCATGATGTAGTCCAGCTTGGCATTCCTGCAATCAATGGCTACGCTCTTGTCTTCCTGACCGCCCTTGATGACCGGATTGAAAAAGCCGCCGCATATCTGCAAAGCCTTTGAACCTATTGAAACCTTGCTCTGAAGGGTCATCATGGTTCCTTGATACATCGCAACGGCAAACTCCTTGAGCTGCTCAAGGAGAGCCTTCTGGACAGGTTCCAGTTTGAATTCAACCGTCCGGTATGTCTTCGGCGGGAGCTTTACATCGTCGTTGGGATCGGTGAATACAGTGTAAGGTTCTACCCGCGCCTTCAATACGTCCACGTTCTTGTACGGCGTGTACTTCGGCGTCATGACGATAAACCGTACATCATCCGGCGCAAGGTTGAGCGTCTGAGCCATAGAGAAGATATCGTTCTGGCTCTTGTGGGAAGCTTCCCAAAGACGCTTGACGCGCTTCCAAAGGAACTCGTCAATCTCCTGGATCTTGGTCACCTTGCGTCCGCCCTTGATCTCAAACGTCTTTTGCATAAGAACGGTGTACTCGCTCTTAAACGACATGAAGGACTGGTTTATGATCTTTGGGCTCATGAAGTAGAACAGTGACCACACGTCCACCACGCGCTTGGCAAGCGCGGTACCAGTAAGTATCAGAGCTGGCCCTCCACACCAGTTGCGAACCATGTAGAGCTTCTTCGTTCTCTTAGTAGTGGGCGTCTTAATACGAGTTGCCTCGTCCAGCACGATCATGGTGCGCCCTGAAACAATGAACTTGTCCAGAGCCCAATCCGCAGTATCGTGGGAAAAAGCGTCCACGTGTACAGCCAAAACCTTGAGTCCGTCAAACTGACTGCGCAAGAACCCAAGTAACTGCGCCTGATACGCCTTTGTCTTGGTAGAAAGGAAGGCCATTGCGTTGTACAGAACAGGGCAATGCATGGGCAACTGTTCGTCAACCCATTGCGTATGAACCAGATTGGGAGCCACTACCAGCACCCGATCGATCTCACCCTTAAGGTACTTGTGCGCCATGATGTCAATTGCGATCTTGGTCTTGCCTCGTCCCATTGTGAGGAACAATGCACCGTTACGCAAGTCCTTCAGCTTGTCAAAAGCCTTCTGTTGATATGGAAGGGGCTCAGTTAAGAACTGCATCAGCGTCTCCTGTTGTGATCCCAGCTTCTCGCTGAACAAAACGAACGACCTCACGGTGAGGAATCAAAGGCCGTCCTGCCTTGCGCATGCACTGGATATGTTTCTTGTGTTCAGGATGGTTTACAAGGTAAGAGATACGAGAAGCGTCCTTACCCACCAGACGCGCGAATTGCGTCACAGTGTAGTACGGAACGCCCTCAAGCATCAATGGCGAGTCTTTCATACAAGTGTCCCTCGTCTCTCATGTGAAGCGTTAAGGTTGTCTTGCTAATGTCAGGGCTACGAACGATGTAGCCGTCCTTGCAGTAGTTGTGTATGTCGTACGTATCGCCTTCCTCCACCAGCCAAGGGCGGACTTCGCCGTCAACGGAGATGCGGAACTCCTTGTCCATCAAGAAGCGCACAACGTGACGCTTATGAGGCGCATTCTGCTTCCTGCGCTCAATCTCCTTGCGCAGTGCGGCGGAAGCCTCATTCAGTTGAACGTAGGCAGGGTTCAACGCCATGCCCTTGCGACGCATGGCTGTGAGAGAATGCTCTGCTCCACTCAAGAGCTTGTCAACCAAGAGTTCCAGTACGCCGTCCATACACTTTGCCTCGTTGTATAAAAGGTAAGACATTCCTACAGGTTGCGTGGGGAGTGCGCCGCCCGGCACTGTAGAGCGTTGTAGTGCCGTTGTAGCGGCGTTGTAGTGGCGTTGTATAAAAGTACCACGATTACGATCACTTACGGAACTGCGAAAACCGGATAGTTACGTCCTTATACATGCGTCCCGTGAGCGGATTGGTTTTGTCCTTGAGCATAACACAAGACGGGAACTTGTTGCGTAACAGCACCGCCGCCTTAACCCGAAGGTCGTCGTCACGGTAAAGGTTGCAACCTGAGTTCGTACCCGCTCCAAGTTGATCGTCAGCCGTGAACAGGTTCAGCGTAGCCGTCCTGTAGCCAGCCTTCATCAGTTGGAGTTGCATGTGAAAGTCCTCAAGGATGTCCCCTTCCCATTCGTAACGGAAGCCTTCTCCCGACAGCGTGGGCAGGTGCAGGACTGGCGTCCACATGATGCGCTTGTTAATGCCCCACGTCTTTGTTTCAGTGTGGGCGAACATGCGATGACGCAAGCCTATCATGGGGAACTCCGGACTTACGTTGTCGAACACAGGTCTAAGCGCGTTGTCTATGCTGACGGGATGGAGCTTTTCGAGCTTGTTGCCGTTGCGATAGGCAAACGCCAGATCGTCATCGAAGATGCCGAGCTTTTCAACGTCCCGAACGTAAGCCTCTTCCATGATGATGTCCCGAATGCGAGACACCTTGTTAGCAGTATGCAACATGAGCCTTACGTTGAACGCTTTGGCTACAGGCTTGTACGCTTCAGCTTCATCCTTGTGCACCCAAAGGGATACAGGGTAATGAGAATGCTGGAGCCACGTGAGCGTCAGTTGCCTGTTCAGCAGAACGTCTGCCCTCCCCCGGCTCAGTACGGCGAGTTCATACTTCATATCGTCTCCTAGAACATTTGACTTTCAATGAAACTGCGACGCATGGTGCATTCATAAGCCGTCTTGTCATGGCGGAAGCCTGTTACCCAATCAGCCTTGGCATGATAAATGCGCTGGTTCCTTGCGCTGATATCCTGACCGTCAATGGTAAGGACTTGCCCGTAAAACTCAGTCTTGAGTGCGGGCTTGCCGTCCCGTACTTCACTGAGAGCCATACGCGTTTGCAATGGAATGCCGCTCACGGTAGCCAGCCAATGGACTCCAAGCTGTTCATTGTTGTCTCCCAACAAATAAACGCCGAGTGTGATGCCAGCAATGAGCCCCGCCTTATCCCATTCACCGCCGTTGGTGTAGCCTATGACGAATGCGTCAATGTCTGTCTGACTAGCCATGGACATGCTCCTCTTCAGTTTGATGGTGGAGTTCTTGTCACGGAAGTTGCCAATAGCCGGAATGTAGAACGAGCTCAGGTTCTTGAGAACTACACCTTCCTCACCGTTGGCAACTAGTGATTCAAAGTAGGTCTTCTTGCCCCGCTCCCATTGCTTGGGAAGGCGTACGGAACGATCGAGCATGGGCATGCCTTGCATGAGCTCGAGCCTTTCCCTGAAGGGAATCTCCGTGATGATCTTCTCACGTTCAATGGGAAGGAAGTCGAACGCCACCAGCTCCATGGGAGCCGTAGTGCGTTGCGCAAGGTGGCTGTCATGCACGTTAAGCTGAAGCATAGACGTTACAGCGTTCAAGCCCTTCCCGGTGAAGTTGCCGTCATTGAGCTCCACGAACCCGTCAGTGACCAGTTCGCAGTCCAATATGAACTCTTCCTTCCAATGACCAGCGAACTCCTTGAGCGTGCTCAGCTTGCCGTTGAGCGGAACAAGGAGCTTTTCAGTGTACTCCACCGGAAGCAGGGTCACAGTTGAACGGTTGCGCCCAAAGGCTGAAAAGCCCTCATCGGGATGGTAGACCAGAACCATACGGCAACCATCGAACTTCTCTTCGGCTACCCAACCATTGCCGTCGGAAATGACGGCCTCCTGCTCGTCCTGCTTGAGCTGGTCATAACGGTAAGCCAACTGAACGTCATGCAACTGATCACGCATGACGCGACCGAAGGTGATCTCCCGCTGTTCACGATAGTGTTCAGCGATGACCGCCTCCAAGTCCCTGTTCAGGATCTTGCCGTTCTTACCTGTCCCTTCATACGGAACACGCAAGCCGAGCTCTTCGATTCTGTTGCACAACTGCGTAAACGTAGCCATTAGAACCTCCAAGCGCTCGGAATGTAAGGTTGCTCCAACGGAGAAAGGATGCGACTGAAGTTGTTCTTAATGCTCTTGCCGTCATCACGCACCCGACAATACTTGTCGTATTCGCAGAACAGATTCTGCATGTCATTGCCACGGAGCGGGAACTCCTTGCCGTCTACAGTGAGGACAGGGAAGGACGGAATGCCGTTAATCGTAAGCCGCTTAAGAACGCTAGGCAGTTCAATCAGCTTAAGCTGAGGCCAAACCCGTCTCATCCCGCGCTGGCACCCAATCCCCGGAACGATGAACTTCTCGTAGTCGAACATTAAGTGGTTGTAAGAGAAGTCCAAAGCGAACTGGTAAGCCAAGAAATCCCCAAACCCCTCGTGACGGCGGAAGATTGCGTAGGTATAACGCATGTCTGAAGAGTTGTAAGCCCTCTCCAGATCCCCGCTGTCTTCCATACGCTTCAGCGTCCTGAGGAACAGCTCCGTCCTTGTGGTGCAACCGAACGTCCACGGCGGAGTCATCATATAAGCGTTGTTGTATACCGTAACCCCGCAAGCGCGACGTGCTTCAACGAAGCTCTCAATGGCGGGAAGCGCGTTGTACTCATCATACGCATCGTACTTGTAGTCCGGAAGGGATTCCCATGTCTCAATGCTGTTGAACAGCCTGAACAGGAACATGCCAATGCGATGAGCGCGAGGGAACTCAAAGCGATTAGCCCTGTCGTCAATGATGTTCTTCACCATGTACTGCGAAACACGATCAAGGATGCGGTAGGCGTTGGTGAACTTCCACTTGTCAAGGATAGGATCCTCGGACACCAGCGCAGTACCATTGACGCGTGCGAGGAACCGCTCTTGCCTACGAATAGCGAACCCGTAAAAGTCCACCAGTCGCTTGCTGGTAGGCAGATGCGGAGCCACCGGAATGTCGTTAGCCTTGAACCAATCCATGCTCAATCCCTTATGTTAAGCTCTTCGAACGCCTCGAAGAGGTTGGTGTACACCATGTCATCGGACATGGGATTCAACAAGGAGTAGACCCGCTTGTCATACTGGGACGCATCCCACTCGGGCTCACCAAAGAAGAACGAGCACTCCATGAAGCCAAGCGCGTCATCCGCCTTCGTAACAGCCAGATCAGGTGTCGCGTTGTACTTGTCAAATATTGCTCGCTGAATCCTGTCTTCGCACTGAAGATACTCATAAGCGCACTTGAACGCCTCCCGGTTGCCTTCCTCAGCGACGTCCATGTATACCTTGACAGCTCGTCTCACCGCCGTAACAATGTGGTTCTTCATGGGACGGATGATGTCCCCTGTGTACGCCTCCACTGCATCATGCAACAGAACAGCCCTCAGGATGTCCGGAGCGGTGATACCCATGACATGCTTGGCATACGCCAGCGTAGCCAATGAATGCTGCCCCACACTATAATGGTAGGGGGTCGCGCCGTTGAAACGGCAGATGTGCGACAAGCTGTTGGCAATGTGCGCAAGGCTCAGGTTCGGTCCAAAGATCGCGTTCTCCGGATCATGGGTAGGTAAAGCCCAAAGATTGAAACGCTTGCGTTCAGTTGTAAAGACACCGGGATAACAAGGTTGCTGGCTCATTTGCGTCTCCTAATTGCGATTTCTAACAGCACCTGTTGCGAGATTTCAAGTGCCGCTGTCAGCATAACCTTCGCTCTGGAAGGGTTCAATGCCAACATGTTGATGAAATTGTGTCCAGTTTTGAATATGACACTCAGTCGTTTTGGGTCATAGTCAAAGTCCTCTGGACAGTTGTCCTTGGGGCAGTCTGGCGAGAAGCACGTGCGAGCGGGACACGTCACGTGAGGAAGCTCCAAGTATGCAAGGATCACGCTCACTGGCATGTTCGTGCTGAACAGCCAAAGGATCTTACGTGCTTGACCTGCTGTACGAGCCTTGGAAAGGCAGTTGGTCAGGTGGCCTTCTCGTATGCAAGCCTCCTGATACCGTCGCTTCTCAGCTCGCTTGGCGTCGCCTTCAACCTTCCCTACAAGACGAGCCATTCGTCTCTTGTCCTCTACTTCAAGGACTACGGTTCCGGCTTTTGCAGGTGTAGTTTTGCGCTTCACGGCCTTTCGGGAAATCATAAAATGCCTCCTCAACTGATCAGGGCTTCTGGATTTTGGCCTTTGTGTATAGTTTCACCCCTGCCGAGTTTTCGCAAAATTTCGAGGTAAGTTGTGCGATTTCAGTCGGTTACAACAAGCATCCAATCCGCGACTGCTAGGTACGGCAAATGCAGTGGATTTGGTGCGGTTGCGCTGAATTGTAAATGCACCAAAACGCACAAAAAAGCAAGCATTTTTTTCTCCTACAAGTTCAATGGGTTACGCTGCGCAGGGATACCAATCCAGTTCTAGTCGGCTTCCCGTCAAAATTCCGATTTTGATTTGTTCAATGGTTTTGCACGCTTACTTGTTTTTTTCCGCCTTGAAAAAAATCCGCCAGCTCCGCGTACAGTCAATTATTCCAGTGGGTTGCAGGTTGGAAACAGAGGGTTACATGACACTTCCGCGTGCTTCCCCCTCTGTAATAAATTTTCAGAATCTTCACGTGAAAAAAGGATTGGTATCACATGCGCATGAAATCCATGCGTTGTGGATACCGAGTACAAAACTCCGATTCCGATTTCCCCCCGGAAAAAGTAAAAGCTATTATATAATAGTTGGGGATCTTCAATGATTTCGAGGGGTTTACTGTTTTACGCTGATTTTACACTGACTCGGAAAAAAGGTGGGAAAGTACATTTTTTCGAGAAGCCCTGACGGATTGAACTCTCATCTCTTCAATCCAGACCTCGAAAAACAGTGGGGTTTTTGGTCAACTCGCCCCGGTTCAGATAGATTAAGCTCTGGAAAATCCTAAAGCAAATCCGGTTATTTCGGGGATGAATCTTAAAAATCTGTCGGGGTGTTTAATCCATTGAACCCAAAACCGCGAAGGGCGGAGCCATTGACCCTCCGCCGCCCACGTCATGCCCTGCCGCCTCTCTACCATTAAAAAGGGACGCTCCGGAAGCGGCTCCTGCCCCACGTCACGGGAGCGCGGGCGCAGTCGACTGCACCCCGCCGGGGGGTCATGCGGAGCCACAAGGCGGAGCGGCCCTTGAAGGCCAGCCGGAACCGCTTCCGCAAGTCCTACGATTGAAACGAAAAGTTGAAGCCTGAAAACTTTTTTGGAAAAAGTCCCAAAAATCCGAAAAAAGTGCTTGCTTTCTGTCTCGGAATCCGGCATAGTGTCTTCAACGGGAGGGACGGTTCCACCACGGTGGAAAGGAAGGCCGCCCTCGTGTAGGTGCAGTATTGCGCCGGGGCGGAGGGCCTCCCGTCAAAACTACCTTTTAAGGAGACGCACATGAGCCAGCTTGTTGCCCCAGCTTCCCGTCGTTCTCGTCGTACCCCCGTTGAACCTGTAGCCGCTCAGGAGAGCCCCATGTCCCAGATCGTCGTTGAAGACCTGACCGCTGAATCCGTTGCCCCCGTCACCTCCGCTGAATCCGAAACGACTGCCCCGAAGCGTGAAGTTTCCGAAGCGGCGAAGGCCGCTCTGAAGGAATACCAGGAAGCCTCCAAGAAGGCGAAGGCGTTCCTCGCTGAAGTGATCCTTGGCAAGCATCCCCACCTCGTGCTCCCGAACGAAGTCCTGGAAGCGATTCGCGTTCTTGTTCCCATCCGCAATGCCAAGCAGGGCGGGCATGCTGCTCCCCGGAACGCCAAGCAGCAGGTTCTGGACAAGCTCCTCGATCTGTTCATGGCGAACGACGGCAAGGTCACGCTGATGCAGGTGTTCAAGGAGTTCCGCATGGGTGAAGGCGAAATGCGCGTCCGCATGCGCAACGCGATCCACGACCGCAAGCCCGAAGAGCGCATGTGGATCACCTATGACTCGGATACCGAGACCTACACCTTGGAAGAGGTTGGTGTGAACCCGCCCGCCGGATGGACTGGCGCTCTTCCCAAGAACAAGTAAATCTCCTGTCTAACCCTAACCACTTCCCTAGAAGCCCCATGTGTGCCTGCATGGGGCTTTTCTTATATGTAAAGACCTAAACGGCGCAAGCCGTTGGAATTGTACAAGTTACTCCAAATTGCGATTCTGAGCGTACTTTGCATGGCAACGTAAGCCCATGCCTACCCCGCCCCCGGTTTGCCCCGCCCGCTCCCCTCCCTGCCCCGGCAAAGGGCAAATTCCTGCCCCCGGTAGCCGCCCGGCAGCCGCCCGGCGCGGTTCCCCGGCGGGCTCCAACAAAATGCTTGCTTTTCCGCTCGGAATGGTGCATAATGGTTTCTATGAAAGAACCCCGTGATCTTAATGCTCTCTTCTCTTGGCTCGAGAACCAGAGCAACTCATCTATAGCCGAGAACCTCTACAACCTATTGTATGAGGGCGGACTTACCGACGCTGAGAAGGAGTACGTCTATTCGATTGCTAATCGCAAGAGAGCGACGAACTCCACGCTCAGCGATGATGATATATTGACTGATGAGTTCCTTGAGATGTATGCTGAGTATCGTTCCCTTGGCTTGTCAAGCGAAGACGCTGCAGGGCTCATTGGAATTTCTTCGGAGCGAATGAAGAGCCTGTTGCTTGGAGGGAGCATTCAGGACAGGCGTCGCCACGCTGAGCTTCTCAAGATTGAACGCAGGTCGGATCTTATCCTAAAGAAGACGTGCTTGACAACGATCGTGAGAGCGACTGAAAACGGTAATACCAAGACAGCTATGATGTTGCTTGAACGCAAGTGGCCCTCCGAATGGAGCAGTAAGGACGCTGGAGTCCAGACCAACGTATTCGTGTCCACTGATGACTACGCTAAGAAGGCGCGTGCCGCGTCTGAACGCTTGAAGGAACTCAGGAGAATGCGCCGTGAGGAAAATTAACGATTTAATCGTTCATTGTGCTGCCACGTATGACACGATGGACATTGGCGTGAAGGAGATCCGTAAGGTTCACGTCGATGAAAACGGATGGAAGGACATTGGTTATCACTTCGTCATTCGTCGTGATGGAACCGTAGAGAAAGGCCGTGACGTGAGCGTTATCGGAGCCCATGTGCTCAATCACAACGCGAACTCCATTGGGATTTGTTTGGCAGGTGGCCTGAGCAAGAAGGACGGTAAGACCGTTAACTGCGTGAACTACACTCCTGAGCAGTACAAGTCGTTGTATACGCTTCTGCTTAAGCTGAAGTCCGAATATCCTCATGCAGGTCTGCATGGGCATCAGGATTACGCCAACAAGTTCTGTCCCGGATTCGATGTTCGTGAATGGTGGACAGGCTACACTGGAAAGAAATGGGAGGACGTATGAAGCCCTTGAGTACGGTCGCACGATGGTTCTATTCGTTCGTGATGTTTTTCGCACTGATTGCCTTTAACGGCATGGCGTCGGGATGCACCAAGGACGAGGTAGCGTTGAACTCCTACAAAGTCCTTGAGTCCTCCAAGGTAACGTACTACGCGGTCATGCAGAGCGCAAGCGCGATGCACCAACGTGGATCCTTGTCGGACGATAAGTACGGAGAGCTCAAAGACGCGGCTCTCATTTACGTTGACTCATATTTGATTGCAGTTTCGGCACTTGCGACCTATGCTGAGCTCAACGAGGCTGACAAGGGCCTTAACAAGGATGACAAGCGAGCCCTGCTGGAGCAGAAGGTTGATATTGTGACCAAAGGCTTCAACGAGTTCATCAAGAAGGCCATTCAGCTTGGGGTGGACGCGAAGGAGCTGAAGACGACCGCCATTGCCGACGGGAGTACGGTTCACAAGAACCTGAATGCACGGGCGTCTCCGTTCACTGACCACGTTACAAAGTCATGGATCAACCTTCCGGTAATGGGGAACTAACATGAGCAAGCTCGACAAGAATGCAGTCCTTGAAATCCTGTTGCTGGCAATTCAGATTGGCGTTCCCGCCGTTAAGAAGCTGATCGAAGCGTGGGACAAAGACGAAATCACGCTCGAAGAAATTAAGGCGCTGGCCGATATAAAACGGCCAGATGAGTTCTGAGACTTGGTGATGGAGATAAGTAATGAACGAACCTTTTTCCGCAGACTATATCTCCATCATCAAACGTCTTGTTCCCCTTATGCTCACGGGAGGAGTTATGGCGATCATTCTCCATTCCTCCGAGATAATGAACAAGCGTCCTTGGTTCCGGGTCGTTAGTGAAGCAATCTCGATTTTCGCAATAGGTTCAGCCGCCGCGTTCGTGTCAGCATTGGCGATTCCGTACTTGCCTTACATTGACAATCTGCCTGAGACGCATCTGCTGGTGGCTGCAATGGCGGGAGTAGGCGGTCAGAAGACATTTGACTTCATCCAGAAGAAGGTCTTCAAGACATTGTATGGAATGGGCGAAGTGAAGTGGAGACGCAGTAGCGATGGAAGATAAATTACTGGAAGCTCTGAAGTGGGCGTGTCATATCGCGAATATCCAAAAGATATGCGAGAACTGTTCAAACGAGGAGTTTGAGGCTTGCCAAGCCCAATGTGCCGCTGAGAACAAGATGAGCCCTTCCAGAGCGTATAACCGCAAGAAGGTTGAATGCAGATTAAGACTCGCGCTTGCCCATGTTGGATTGGATGTGCGCGATCTTTATAAATAGGCGCAAGCCACGCATCGCTCAGCGTCTCCAAGAGCGAGGTTCCCCTAGATCTATGTGTAAGTGAGGGAATCCATTTGCATGTAGGCGGGGCCTAGGGGAACCATTATGATTCACTCTCTGTTCGATTACTGTGATCGCGTTGCAGGCGAGGAGAAGCGAGCGTTTGTAGATCTGGAGTACGAGCATCGCTTATGTGAAGCACTAGAGATGTGCGTAATGGGTGAGCTTCCCAATGGGAAGAAGAACCTGATCATAAACGTCCCTCCTCGCTGTTTTAAGACGACGTTCACTTCGCAAGGCTTTGTTAGCTGGTGCCTCGCTGAGGTTGCGCCTGATTGTGAGTTCATCCTCACTTCGGCAACGGCAGGACTGGCAACTGAGAACACAATGGCGGTTCATCGCATCCTGTCTAGCGAGTGGCACAGAGCACAGTACCCCGAAACGATAATCTCCCGCGAGTCTCGAGAGTTGCAGAACTTCTTCAAGACGACAGCGGGAGGAGCCGTTTATGGCGTAGGCTTGGGAGGAACTATCACAGGGTTTGGTGCAGGTAAGGTTCGCAAGGGTTTTGGCGGAGCGATCATCATTGACGACCCGCTCAAGGCTGACGATGCCAAGTCTCGTGTTAGACGAGAGAATTGCATCTCATACTACCTGAATACGCTCAAGTCACGACGCAATAACGCCCATAACACGCCGTTCATTCTCATCATGCAACGATTGCACGTGGACGATCTGGCGGGATGGTTGCTTAAGAACGAGCCTGACGACTGGCACTTGGTTTCGTTCCCCGCCCTTGAGGGTGATGAGGTGCTGAACCCCATTACGCTGTCCAAGGACGATCTGGAGACGCTGAAGGTAGTTGCGCCAACGACGTTCTTTGCTCAGTACCAGCAGTCGCCTCTTATTCCGGGAGGTAACATAATCAAGCTTCCATGGTGGAACTTTTATGATCCGGCACAGTATACGCCCAAAGGTCTTAGGTACATCACGGCAGACACGGCGTACAAAGAGCATGACGATAACGACCAATCGGTTGTGCAGTGCTGGGAAGGAACGGAGAGCGGGCTTTACTTCATTGACTCCATGTACGGCAGATGGGACTTTCCTAAGCTGTTGCTCAATTCCAAGTTGTTCTACAACGTGATGGACAAGCCGAGGGAATTTTGGATAGAAGACAAGGCGAGTGGGACTCCGTTGGAGCAGACGCTGAGCGATACGGGATTGCCCGCCTTTGCATGGAATCCTAACAAGTTCTCATTCCCATCAGACAAGGTGGCAAGGATGCAAGAGGCCTCGTGGTTCGTCCATGGAGGCAAGGTGTTCCTCCCCTTGGGGAATGTTCCGGTGCGGATAGACAAGGATACGGTTGTTAATGTGACTCCAGGAGCCGCCGCTCTGATGGAAGAAGCCGCCGCGTTCGCTAGGGATATGTCACATGCGCATGACGACCATTGTGACGCGTTCACGATGGCTGTAAGTTTATACAAAGACGCTGGCGGAAATGTCAGTTTGTAGGTGGTAAGATGTCGCGATCTCGTTTGTCTTTGGGATTTTCCCGCCGTCCCCATAGAACCCGGACGAACAATACGCTCGTCACCGGGTCTAGCGGCGCAGGTACGACGAATGACAGGGGAGCGACTCAGGTCACGGGATTCACGTCTCTCTCCCCGTACTACAATAATAACTTTCTCGCTCGGTACCAGACGTATGTAAACCTTTATGAGACGTCATGGGAAGTGCGAAAGATCATTGACATTCCGGTGGACGACGCTATGCGAAAGCCCACCATTCGAGAAGGACTGGCTCCCGAAGACGAGCTGATGATTGCGAGGGCATGGGAAGACCTTGGTGTTGAACGTCAGTTGCGTCGTGCCATGAAGCAGGAACGCCTGCTTGGTGGTTCAGTCATCCTTGGTGTCATGCTGCTCCAAGACGGAGAAAAGCTCAGTGAGCCTTTGAATCAGCAGAACCTGATGAAGGGAGACCTTAAAGCCCTCAACGTGATCGACCTTTCCAAGCTGTCCCGCTCTCGCGTCACTTGGGATCCGTTCCAGCCTGACTACGATCGGGTGGACAGCCTCAACATTGATGGGATAGAGGTGGACGCTTCTCGCATGGTTGTTCTTGACGGCAATGCGCTCTTCGGAAGGAACAGCCAGCGTCTCATGCAGAACTTCAGGTACAATCCTTTGGGGTTCGGCGAGAGTAAGATTGCCCCGCTCTATGACGTACTTTGCAGGTCGTTGGGTACTCAGCAAGCGGCCTATCAGCTTGTGAACATGGCTTCAGCTATCATCCTTTCGGTTGAGAATCTGCGTAACATCAAAGCGTTGGATTCGGGTGCGGAAGGGAAACTGCAAGAAGTAGCTCGCCAGCTTTCGGTCTACAATGCCGCATTGGTGGACGGAAAGGATGTTAAGGTGGAGTCGCTCTCGGCTTCCTTTGGTTCTGTCCCTGAGCTTCTCGTCACCTATACGCAGTTCCTTGCGGCGGCGTCTGACATACCGATTACTCGGTTCTTGGGTTCGTCGGCAGGTGGCCTGAATGCGACTGGTGAAGGCGACTCGCGTAACTATTACGATATGGTCGACTCGATCATAAACAACACGCGGAAACCCGCTGAACAACGTTGTTTGGATTGGATTGGCCCGAGTGTGTTTGGCTATGAAGAATGGAAACGCAAGTCAGCCAACCTTGTTCTCTCGTATGAGCCCCTTTGGAACCTTGACGCGGTTCAGCAAGCGACTCGTGATGAGATTATTACTCGCACTGTGGTCTCTATGTATCAGGCTGGGTTTATTTCAGCTGAAACAGCAGTGAACGAACTGAACGCTAGAGAGATCTATGAGACCAAGCTCAAGGCTGAAGAGGCGTTGTTAGGCTCTGACCTTGATACTGGGGATTTGCTGGAGGGCAAGGATGCCTATTCAAGTCGCGGGTTCACCCCGGCGGGGACGACCCAACAGACCAATCCGAGCTAGTGGAGTAGGCGGCTCTGTACGGCAAGCTCGTCAGTTATACGCTGAGTTGCAGAAGCTCGTTGGGCCTATGGTTGATGATCTCATGAGCATGGTTCCATGGCTTGAGTCAAGACCCGGCCCGGCGGCAGCCGCTTATGCGCTTCAAAGCAACAAAGAGAAATGGAGACGAGTCTTAGGGCCTTCCATACGAGGCATAGCCGGACGTTGGGTTCATGCTGTTTCAGAGCGTGACAGACTGAAGCTCCAAGCGAGCTTGGCTAAAGCTCTTGGGGTGCCCTTCGTTTCCATCTTTGACAATGACGCTATAAGGGAGACCGCTGAGCTAATGGGAGCTCAAGCTGTTCACCTCATCACCACCGTTCCTGAGATCTATTACGATAAGATCCAGGAAGCCGTGATGAAGACATACCAGCAAGAGCGATTGCCTGAAGGCCGCGGTCTTATTGCTGAGATCCAAGAGCTCACGAAAATAACGTATGAGCGAGCCAAGCTGATAGCCGTAGACCAGACCAACAAAATGCACGGCATGGTCACTCAGACGCGCCAAACGTCAATCGGAATAGAAGAGTACTACTGGCAAACGGCAAGGGATCAGCGAGTCGTTGGCGACCCTACTGGTCTGTATCCGAAGCCGACCAAACTGCATGGAAATCATTACATTCGTCAGGGCAAGATCTTTCGTTGGGACGAGCCTCCAGACGATGGACATCCGGGCTGGCCTATACGGTGTAGGTGCCATGCCAATCCCAAGATTGACTATAGCAAGTTGAAACTGCAATGAAAAGAGTAGCCTTCTCCAACGCCTTTAATGCTGACTTCAAAGAAGAAAAGCATAAAAGAGACAAAGACGGAAAGTTCTCCAAGTCCGGTTCCGGAGGGAGCAGCTCAAAGTTGAAAGGCGGAGCTTCGTCTAAGAAGGAAGCCAAGACGGAGCCTTCTAAGGCCATTCCGCCCATGAGCAACGACGTTTCATTGGATCACATCAACAGCCTGATGGAATATACTGGCAACTCCTTTTCAGTCAACGACGGACTGCGAAAAGGTAAGCTCAGTGAAAAGGACAAGAAGGTAGTAAGGCACTTGGACGAGGTAATTGCCTCTTCCAAACCCACCACGGCAGATACTACGGTTTACCGGGGCATCTCTGCAGATTCTGATTTTGCCAAGAAGTTGGCGTCAGCTAAGGTAGGGGACACGTTCAACGATAAGGCGTTCATGTCCACCAGTGTTGATAAGAACAAGGCTAAAGAGTACGCACAAGACGCCGCTAACGGAGAACCTAAGAAGGGCGGCGTGGTATTGGAGATTAATGTTCCTAAGGGAACCAAGACCGCTAATCTGTCTGGTGAGGCGGACATAAACTCCAACAATGAAGTTATCTTGGGTCGGGATTCGAATATCAAGGTCTCTTCGGTGACCAAGAAGGGAGGAGAGACGTATGTCACGGTTGATCTTGTAAAGACTCAACCTGCTCCCAAAAGCGAACCCAAGGGATCGCCTCCCGAACCCGTGAGTAAGGTATACCGCAAGCAAGTTGAGACGCTGATTAAGTCAGACGCTAAAGAAGCGAAGACATTGGAATCCTTGTACTCAAAGCTCTTGTCTGCCAAAACTGCTGAAGAGCAGTCTAAGCTCAAGGGTGAAGTGAACAAGGTTGTTAAGAAAATAAAAGGACTCAACATACGTCCACTCAACTTGCGAGGCTAACGTCATGCGGTATTCTAACAGATATAAGTTCCAGAACTGGAGAATCGACTCCGACGGCATGCTTAGGGTTACGGCCAGAGTTTTGGCTGATGGGGTATTTCCCTATCTTAAAGCCGAATCGCCTGATGATGCCAAGGAGAACGCTGAAGGGCTCGTAGGGCAGTACATCCCAGTAAAAGAGTTTACTGATGAAGCTCTCCAGTCATTGGAAGGCAAGCCTGTTATCGTCGAAGATCATGTGTGGAGAACACCTGAGAACACGACTAAAGACGGGCTTACCGTTGGTTCGGTAGCAGGGACTCCCCGAGTCGAAGGCGGCTACGTTGTCACTGACCTTCTCATCACCGACAAGGAAGCGATTGAGAAGATCAAGAGTGGCGATCTGGTTGAAATTTCGTCTGCCTACGACGGGGATTGTTATTCCAAGGAAGGGGTTTACAAGGGCAAGCCTTTTGGGGCAGTCCAGACCAATCTGAGGTTTAACCATGTTCTCTTGCTCCCTGAAGGTGCAGGTCGGTGCGGACCAAACGTCCGTATTGTTAATCATAAACAAACAAAGGAGAAGGGAATGAAAGTCCTTCAGAGACAGTACGGAAACCGTCGTGTCGACTACAAGTTCAATAACGAGGACGACGCGGCCGAAGCTGAAAAGATGGTTGAAGATCAGAAGACCTTCAACGCTGATGCGCTCGCGGAAGCGGTGGAAAAAGCCCAAAGCATCAAGGCTCAGTTGGACGACCTCCAGAGCCAGTACGATGCGGCAATGGCGACCATCGAGGAGCAGAAGGCCACTATCGACGACCTTATGAGCGCGGAAACCCAGGAAGCTATGGCGCAGGAAGCCGCCGCTCAGACTGAAGCCGAAGACGCCATTCTCGACGACGCTATCGAAAACGAAGTGATCGAAGAGAAGGAAAAGGAAGAAGTCAAGAACGAGTGCGCCAAGGCGAAGACCTTCGCCAACCGCCGCAAGATCATCGTGCAGAACGCCATGAGTGTCCCTGCCGAAGATCTCTCCAAGTGGACTCAGGACGCCATTGATGGAGCGTTCGAATCCCTTGCTCGTCAGGCTGAAATCCGGCAGAAGCGCGCCAATAAGCGTGTCATGGGCGGGGCTTCCGCTCAGATCAACAACAGCAAAGCGCAGGGCTCTCTGGACAGAATTCTCCGTCCCATGCGCCTCAACAATGCTCGTCGCAAGAGCGAGAAGGAGTAAGCAATGGTTTACACTCCTCAGAGGGGCTTCGCTCAGTTCCAGTACTTTGATCAGCAAGCGACTGCTCTCGCGGGCATGCTCGCCAACGCCTCGGACATCAATCTGGTTGACAGCGCGTTTGTCGGCCCTGTGGACGCTACTGTTGGTCTTACGGCTGGCATCGGCGTCATGGTGAACCCCACCGTTCGCAGCAACCGTCCCGGCCTCAACTATGACATCGTGATGCCTCCGGACAGCGCCGCTACCGACGAGTCCTTCGCGGGCATCGTGGTTCGCAACCAGTTCATGCGCACCAACTCCAACGGCGAAGCGTGCTACTTCTTTGAAGACATGGCGAACTACGCTCGTCGTGACCGCGCCGGGGCTCGTATTTGGGTTCAGCTTGCGCAGGGTTCCACCGTGTTTGGTGGCCCGGTATACTGGATCGTTCGCGATACCAAAAATGCTGGCCTGAAAATTGGCGCGTTCTCTGCCGCTCCCATCACTGGCACGGCTACGCCTACCCCCGGCTCCCTGAACGGCGGCACCCTGTCTGTGAATAACGTTAAGGCCGTCACCAACGGTGTCTTTGACATCACTGTTGCCAGCACGCTCCACAAGGTTGCGGCTCTGGACTTCAGCTCGGTCAATACCGTGAGCGACGTTGCTA